GGATTTCTTGGAACTTCCTGAATATTTTCGTTCCATCGTAAGTGGTTACAGGCTCACCTTCAACTACCATTTCTACTTAGATTTGGTAGATAGCTATAAAAAGTTTAGTGAAAGTGAGACTGTTACAAGGGAGGTTTTTTATGATGTTGTCATTAATACACTGAATCTATTTGATCATCTTCCGACACTGCCAAGACATGTTATGTTTGTCTATTTCTGCAACCTCCTAGATACTCCAGGCGCCAACGCCCTTGTAAGTAGTGGTAGGTATAAGAAATTTAAGACAGTGTATGATCAAAAATTGAAAGAGTTTTATAACGAGCCTTATCCACAATTCGTCGAGTACTTGAAAAGAACGTTTCAACCCGGCGGAAAATTCTTCAGTATTCAGAAGAATTTGGAGTATGCGCGCGAACAAGCAAGACTTGAAGAGGGGATTCGAGTGGCTGTTATCAAGGATAGATACCGTGTATGTTTTTTATTTTTATGTGTTTTATGTCTGGTAGTGTACTTTAAATAAAATTGATTTTTTTTAATTCTTTACAAATAACTTTCACACAATGTCGACAACAATTACTTTTCAAGAATATTCCGATAAGTCCTTTCTTATTAAGGGCGACGACACTATCAAGTTCAAAGATACTTTAAAAGAATTTGGAGGAAAATGGAACACTTCTCTCGGTGGTTGGATCTTCTCAAATACACACAAGGCCAAGATCCAGAAATTTTTAGAAGTTATTAACATGCACGTACCGTCGACAACACCTACAAAGCCCCTTGTCAAATCGTCAGGGAACGGTGAGTTAACCATAAAAGACTACACAGAGAAATCCTTCGTTCTTTATGGCGATACGCAGCCACACAAAGACAAGATCAAGGAACTAGGAGGTAAGTGGAATGCGAACTTGAAGGATGGTTTGAAAGGATGGATCTTCCCTATGACAAAGAAGAAAGTGATTAAAGAGTTTATAAAGAACTGTGGGGTTGATGATGAAGAAGTTTATTACGAAGCGGTGGAAGAAGAACCAATCAAGCCTATGCCAAGATTACTTAGAAAATAAATATTTTAAAATAATAAAATTTTAAAATATTTAACTAAATAAATGAAAAAAAATAAAGGAGTTATCAGTTTACGATTTATTATTATAACATTGGTATCTATATTATTGGTATTATTCATTATACAACTTCTAGCAAACATGAGAATTTTTTTTGTAAATGATAAATATTCTTTTAACTTAAATGTAAATAAAAAGAAAATATTAATATGTTCAATCGAAACTAGAGACTTGAAAATAGTTGATATTCATAATAAGAATGTAAACAAATACGCACAAAAACATAATTATAAATATATTTTTGTAAATGATTATAAAAACAATTTAGAACTGCCTGTATATTGGTGGAAAATACAATTTATATTAGATATGTTAAATACTAATAATTATGAGTATGTGTTATGGCTTGATTCGGATGCATTCTTTACAGATACTGAAATTCCCTTGGAAACTTTAATCGATATGTCACCTAATTCAAGTATTTATATAGGAACGGATTGGTCTATTGTATCTGGATTTTTTAAAATATATTGTGCTGGTGTATTTATGGTTAAGAACGATGAAATTGGAAAAGATTTTTTAAAAGATTGTATACATGCATATATCAATGAAAAAGACTGCAAGAAAGATGGCAAATATAATTTATCAGGTACATGGGCTGGAAAATGCTATGAACAAGGTGTTATGAATAAATTATTAAATGCAAAATATAAAAAAAATGTTTTTACTATCCCTCATTCTTTTGCTCTAAACCATTCAGTAATTTCTGGTAATACAGTAATATCGCACGTGTTCGGAGATAAAGAGAATACATATAACCAAATTACGAAATTTGAAGGCTAGTAACAATGTATAAATTAAAGTTAAGTTGGTTAAGATTAGTAACGGTAAAAATTAATCTGACTTTATCGCTAATTAACACTATTGAAGTTAAATTCTTAAGTACATCTTGGGGTAATTGATCGTTGATTGTAAATGTGTATACATATTTTGTTGTTGTTGGAGAATATGAAGGAGCAATTGATAAATAATTATTATCTTCAGCAATTTCTGTGATATTGCCTAGTGTGTAAATAATAGCATTTTTCAAAGAATAATCTGTGTTTGTTTGTTTAAAAAAGTAATTTATTCCAGCTTCGCCTGATACAGGGATATTATTTACCATATAATAATTACGATTTAAATATGATGGTAACGCTAGAAAATTTACAGAATTGGCAACATTCTGGTTGGCTGCGTCAAGAGTCTGTTTAGTAGTATCAAGAGTCTGTTTAGTCGTATTAAGAGTCTGGTTAGTCGTATTAAGAGTCTGGTTAGTTGTATCAAGAGTCTGTTTGGTAGTAGCGAGTTCCTGTTTGGTTGTATCAAGAGTCTGATTGGTAGTATCAAGAGCCTGTTTGGTTGTTGTAAGATCCTGGTTGGCTGCGTCGAGAGAATTCTTTTGAGAAATATAAAAATATATTCCAACTCCGATAACTACTAAGCAAATTACTAACGATGTAGTACATAAAATATTTCTATTAATCTTCATTTATTATAAATAATAAAAAAATTTTATAATAAAATGAATCCCGGTTATATAAAAATTGTATTCGCTATTTTATTGTACACGGTCATAATTTCATTAACAATAGCTAGCTCGCTTTTCAGCCTCGGGCAAAATAAAAATACAGCCTACTATGCACCTTTAGTTTTCACTTTTCTTCTATTTTCTTGGGGTATTTATGATCTTTTTAAATATAATCCAGGATATTTAAAGATAGGATTCGCTATCTCACTTTTAGTTTTTGTTGAACTTCTAACAGCGCTTATTAAAGATGATATGGATGTTGGTAATTTGGAAATTGCAAAACCAGGCGATGTTAAGCCTTTTGATCCTGTTCCATATTATGTGGCGATTCCATCTGCGCTTTTAGTTCTCTGGGGAGTTTATGATGTCGTAAAAAAATAAAATGTTATAAGAAATAAAAATGAAATCAGGATATATAAAAATTGGACTTGCAGTGCCAATGGCGGTGGTACTTATCGTCATCGCCGCTATTTATCAATACAGTGGATCATCTGCAAGTGAAAAACCGAGCGATCTTCCATTATATTTAGCGGCTATTCCACCTGTTCTCTTGGCATCCTGGGGTGTTTATGAGTTGGTTTATTAATTTTCTAACTTGTTAGTTACAAAATTGAAATTTGTATCCTCTGTAAAACAAATCAGTATTCGCGTACTGATTCACCTTGTTTTTACCTATTTTGAGAGCAATACACGCATCTTTCACACTTGAATATTTCACACTTGTATTATCATCTTCTCTGATCACAGTAACGCTTTTATTTGTAGCTACGGTGCATCTTATTTCATCTATTCCGTGTGCACGTATCCATTTGCGGAGTGTCGTTCGAGATGTATTATAAAATTTGGCCAGCTCGTCTTTCGTTTGTAGTTGCAGTTTTTCTTCAAGTTCTTCCTTGCTTGGTATCTTGTCTATACTATGAACTTTTAAAAGTTTTTGAAGATTTAGAAGTGTCATATTTAATTTTTCAGCTATCTCGTCGAGCGAAAATTGTATGACTAGTTTTATAAGATCATCCTTGGTTATTCTTTCTTCGCCTGTTTTTACAGATAGGAAATCTAAGTTATGATGTGCGAACCATTTGCGGATGATATGATTTGATACTTTATAATGAAGAGCTATTTCAGTTTGTGTTTTCCCTTTGCATAATGCGATGAGTTCATCCTTTGGAGGCGGATTATAATTATGAAAATCTTTTATATTTATACCGTGTTCATCGAGCCATTTCGCAACTGGGTTTGTGGATATTCCGTAACTCATTGCTATATCGGAAATGTTTTGAGTCTCTAGTATCTTGAGGAGGTACTCTTTTGGGGGTGCAGTGAACTTTCCGGTGATTTCCTCTATCTGAAGAGGCCATTTCTCTGGTTGATCGGGTTGTTTTTTCTTTTGTTCATCGAGAAGACGTCGCAATCGTTCTTCTTCTCTTTTCTTTTCTTCAATTATTTTTTCTTGTTTGATTTCATCTATCTTTCTGTAAATTCGACCAAATACTTTTGATATATCAAAATCGTGCTCGTCCGGATTGAATCTTATCCAATGACTATCATCAATTCCAAGGTTCTCATTTACAAAATTCATTCTTTCGCGTTCTTTCCAGGGCTTCCTGTCTGCGTGCCCGTTTTCATCACATTCAATTACTATTTTGTGCTCTGTAAAATAAAGATCGATATAGTAAGTTCCTACCTTGAATTGATCTTCGAATTTTTCTGTTTTAAATGCATTTGTTATGGCTGAAAGAGTCTGCTGCTCCTTTGTAAGACACTTCATATTTGTTGTTTTAATTTGAAATTTGTTGAGAATATGCAGCACATCAGGAGATATACGTTTACGAGTTTTTATAAGGATTTCAATTACCCCGTCACGAGTAATTAGGATTGTTCTAGGATCTAACTCAGGTTCCTTGACACCTGGATAATCTCTAAATACTAACTGATTGGACTTAGAAACATTTTTTAAAGTAGTTGAGACAGTCGTATAACCTAGTAAACTAACAATTTCATAACCTACAAAATATTCAAAACAAAGATGGTTGCTAATATATGAATACATTGTTAGTTCATTATATTCTTCGGTCTCAAATTTATTGCATTCTTCACTATTTTCATTTTTTAATTTACATTCAAGATCTTTGATTTTATTTTTTAACGAATGTATTGTTTCAACTTCTATATTTTTAATTTCAAAATTATTTTTTCTTAAAATTTGTAAGGATGATGATGATATAGTTTTACGAGTTTTTAAAATAATTTCTTCAACTCCAAGACGATTTATTAGAATTGCCTTTGGACTTATTTTAGGAATTTTTACCCCAGGATAATCTCTAAATTCTATTTGATTACATTTAGAAACATTATTTTTTATAACTTCTGCAGGATTTTTATAACCTAAAAGGGTAGTTAATTCGTAACCTATGAAATATTCAAAGTAAACATTATTAATAATATATGAA